CGGCTTACGCGAGTGTCTCTAACATCAGTAAACCTGTTAATTAATAGAGTTCTCATACGATCAACGCCATCATCAAATCTTGCTTTGATTAATTGTGCCTGTTGAGCATTGTCTCTAAACATAAAACAATGATACAATGCACCATCTATAACTACGTGTTTGTATGCATCAGGTACAGACATAGTATCTGTAGCATTTACAAGATCAGTAGCATAGGCAAAGTAACTATAACTTACACTATAAGTAGCATCAGGTCTAGGGGTAAAACCAACTTTATTATCTAATGTACGATACACATACATAGGTTGATCAAAGTCACCTGTACTAGCTTCTGAATCTCTTTCAAAAAATCTTTTTATAAACGTATCATAATCTATTAGTTTAAGATTACGTGCTGAATGATTATTATCTGCATCATAGTTTATTCTAAAAGAATCCCAATCAGCTATTTTAAAATCAGACTCTAGCGCATACTCTTGTGTACCTATTCCTAGTGTTAAGGAACCAGCAGTAAAGTTAAAAGGGAACTCAAATTCCCTCTGAGATATTTCCTGTATTGAAGAATTTATTGCATCTTTAACTTGTGCGCGAAAGCCTGTAGCAGTTGGAAAATCAATTGCTGTTAATTCAACTTCATTTAAACGTCTAAGTGTATCATTAACTAATGTTAAGAATGTTGTAGCCATATCTCACCCAAATTAAAGAAGGGGGTAGCCCCAATACAGAACTACCCCACAATACTTTATTATGCCAATGTATCTCTTGCAGCGGCAGTTGGGAACTTCCCATTTGCGTTACAATTAATACAAGTAGCATATACTCGTAGTACACCAACAGCAGCAGCTGCTCCTGCTAACAAAACATCAATAGTATCAGTAGAAGATACAAACTGAGTGTAAGTTGAAGCAGCAGAGCCAACAACTGTATTAGTTTGACCGTTAGTTCCTTTGGCACAATAACCAGTAGAAGTAACGTCTGCTCCATCAATAATATCATCACCAGCAGCAAAGTCAACGTCAGCAGTTACACTTGAAGTAAAAGCTGTCATAACTTCAGCACCAGCATTAAGCACCAATGTACCAGCAGGTATTTCTAGTAACTGAAAGATATCTCCATCAGCTACAGTATTACCAGCAGCAATAAATGCAGCTACATCAAGATAAGCCTCGACATTGTACATTACATTGTTACCATAATGACCTGGCATTATAGCAGAAGTATCTGCACCAACACCAGCGGTAGATGAAGCGGTAAGGTCAAAAGTAGCCATTGTCTATTCTCCCTTAACCAGCAATATTATAGTGTGCGCGAACTAGTGCTTCAGGACGAAGAACCTTGCGACCATATAAATGTAACCCACGAACGATGTCAGCAAAGCTGTCATTGTCACGATAAGTTTCGACCTTCTCTACTTGAGAAGCCGTAGCAACAGCAGAATCATGTCCAGCAACAATAGTTCCAAAGTTAGAAGCAGAACCATTAGTGTCGATAGTAGCTGGGCCTGTTCCTATTGAAGGTAGGTTGTTAGACATATAAACTCTAAAACCACGGATCATGCCAGAAATGATACGACCATTACGTAGAATGTCTGGATCACTTGAAGCAAAATCACTGCTTAGTAGTTTTGAGTTTTCGTCATTAAGCTGTTCAGCAAATACTGGATCGACAACAACCCAACGTCCATCACGGTCAACATTTTGTTGATCGAGTAAACGAGCCATACGGTTTAGAACTTCCAAAGGAGTTGCTTCACCAGTAGATCCGTCAGGATGCGTTGCAATTGAGTCGGTAGAAGCACCACCAGAAACAAAGCTGTTACGAGCAATTAACATAGAAGCTAGTAAACCATTAGCAGCTGCTCCTGCAATAGGATCAGTACCTGATTTATCAGCAGCTACTCTAGCGGTTCCAGCATTAGCACTAAGCGTAGCTTGTTTGAAACCTGTTAAGTAACCTAGAACTTCTTGGTCAAATTGATCTTTTAGACGATAGCCAGCACGATCACTAGCCATTGACTCAAAGTTTACATGAGAATGAGCTTCTTCAATGTCATCAATTTTAAAAGCAAAGTAGTTAGCTTTATCGACAACAAGAGTAAAGTCATCATCTTGTAGGTCTTGTGGAGTTACTTGCGTACCCCTTGCATATTCAGAAATTGTTATTTCTGGTTCTTTAATGATACGCACTGTATCACCAAAATTAGATATCTCACCAAAGTAATCACTGTTGGTTATATCTTCACAAACACTAGTTTTACGGAAAGCTGATTGTACCTTCTTACTGTAAATTACAGGAGAGAAGTTACCATTAGGTAGATTTCCATAACCAGTTGCAGTCTTAAAAGCCATTGGTTATCTCCTTTCGGCTATTACGAAACGAGCCAACTTTGACAGTTTCAAGGCTACATCTTTAGGGTGAGGATAATCCTGGCCTAACGATTGTAGGTAGTTGATATGTTTAGAGTTAGCATAAACAGGAGGTAGTCTATAAAAGAGGCTCCTAGAAAGAACTAGCCAATGGTTTTAATCATCAGCTAGTTTTATAATTGTTTGTAGTATATCACATTTAATTTAATTTGTCAAGAACTTTATCTAGCACCAGCAGTTAAATCGTACACAAATGTACCATTTCTTACAGATTCTGAGATAGCTTCTTCAAATTTATCCCAATCTTGACTGCTAAGACCCTTTACTCTAGACTCTGACCATACATTTCTATCTTGATTTGCAGGTTCACTGGACCTAGAAGTTTTAGAAACTGCTTTGGCTGCATCTTTATTTGATTTAGTTTTACTAGTTTTTTTAGTTTCTAACTTATATAAATCAATTGCTTTTGCAGCAGCTCTAGGATCATTGTCATTTTCATACAAAGCAGATTGTATCCATTTAGGTTGTTCTGCAACCCAATCATGGAACTCTTGATCTGCTCTTATCTCTGCAAAGTCAGGGTGTAGTTTCTCTAACTCACTCTCTGCTTTCTCTAGCTGTACTTTAGTCTTTAACTCATCAACGTATTTAAGTTTTTCTTCTACATCTTTACGAGCTTCTACAGCTTTCTTTGTTGCAATAGTTTCTACTATCTTAGCAACATCAGGATACTTTTCTGTCCATTCTTCTAACTCTTCATCAGTCTTAGGCAACTTTACTTGCTTACGTGTTAAGCTTTCTACCTGTTCCTGAAGCTTACGTATCTCATCACTATGTTGCTCTTGTAACTGTTGAGAGTGTCTTCTAAGATCTCCATACCTTTTCTTAAATGTTTTTTCTTCTGGTTCTAGATTTTCTTCTGGCTCTGCTTCTTCTTGATTGCGTTGAGCTTCTAATTCTTCTATTTCTTTGTCTACTTCTTCTACAGATTCTCTTTTGTAGCGTTTATTCATAGGTGCAGTTTTTATTTCTTGTTGTACTGATTCCATTTTAGTTTCTTTCTTTTAGGGGCTACTAGTAGCTTCTTACCATAAGAAGGGTAGTAGGTAGCCTTATTTGTTTAACATCACACAATTGTTTGTGACATTAAACCTGCTTGTGAACGTGGTACATATCCTACGCCCTCAATATAAATATTATTATTAAGTAAATCTTCTAGACCAGTTGTTTTAATTTCTTCTTCTTTTATATCACCATCTACTAATTTATTTATATCATCATCATCTGAATCTCCAGGTTGACTTGCTTCTGCTTCTGCTGCTTCTCTTTCTTTAGCACGTGCTTCAGTAACTTCAACCCCTAATACCTCTTCAGCAAATCTTCCTAGACCAAACAAACCTTTTTCTACCATAGTTGGATTTTCAATCTTAGAAAAAATTTCTTGTAGCTCCGTCTGATCTTTTTCTTTATTTTTTTCTTTTTGTTTAGCTTTATCTAATTCTTCTTTAGTGTTAAATTCATCTATATCTGCTGTCTCATTTTGATTTGGTCCAGGATCAAATCCACCAAAATCCCTTCCAGGATCTTCTGTACCTGAACCTGTATCGTTAGTTTCATTAGGATTATCTGCACCTGTAGCTTCACTAGCACTATTTGGTCCACCACTAGGATTTCCAC